CTCAGGGTTTAAATGTTTTATATATTACTCTTGAAATGGCAGAAGAAAAAATTGCGGAAAGAATTGATGCCAATTTAATGAATATTACGATAGATGATTTACATGATATTCCTAAAGATGTGTTTGATAAAAAAATGAAAAAGGTTAAAAAGACGACAGCAGGTAGATTGATTGTCAAGGAATACCCGCCCGCTTCTGCAAATGTAAACCATTTTAAAAATTTATTGAATGAATTAAAATTAAAAAGAAAATTTGTTCCTGAGATTATATTTGTAGATTATTTAAATATTATGTCTTCAGCAAGAATGAAGTATGGTAATTCTGTAAATTCGTATAATTATGTTAAATCGATTGCAGAGGAACTTCGTGGTCTTGCAGTTGAAAATAATCTTCCTATCTGTTCTGCTACACAAACAACTAGATCAGGATTTACGGATACGGATTTTGGTCTTGAAGATACTTCTGAATCATTTGGATTGCCAGCAACTGCGGATTTTATGTTTGCTTTGATTAGTACAGAAGAATTGGAAGAACTCGATCAAATTTTAATTAAACAGTTGAAAAATCGTTATAGTGACCCTGGCAGACATAAAAGATTTGTGATTGGAATTGATAGAGCAAAAATGAAATTGTATGATCTTGAAGAATCTGCTCAAAGTGATCTTGTTTCAAGAAATGCACCAAACAAAAAGAAAGATTCTTGGGTTAAAAAAGATGATGCTCCCCCAGTATTTGATGTTGAAATAAACGATAGAAAAAAGAAAAAAAAGAAAGATTTTTCGGAATTTACCTTTAATTAGCTTGACTCTCCTTCCTATATTTGAGATAATATAAGTGTAATGGTGGAGCTATATTGGCTCTTTTTGTTAATCTCAAATAAATGAGGTAATATGTATAAATTTATGCTGATAATATTGTCATTCGTAGTAACAATATTTTCAAGTTCCTGCGCCCCCTATCCAGTTGTGGCGACAACCCCTGTTAATAAAATTAGTGAAAAAGTAGGACTGCCATTTGGTACTGTCATAACTCTTGGCGGTAAAAAAATGGTTGTAATTAGTCAAGAAAATGAAGAAGTAAGATTACAACTTTTCAAACCTGTAATTGTAAAAGCAGTAATTCCTAAGGTAAAGGTTACTGAAATTATTTCTGATCTTCCAACGCCAGAATGGGAGAGTAAAACAGTTATTACAGAAGGCGTAAAAAATGTTCAAGAGTGTCTTAATCCTATGGGTTGTCCTCAAGACACTAAAACAGGTGAATGTCTTAAAGGATGCACTGAACAAAAAGTACGTGTTGAAATCATAGAAACAATCGTTGATTCGACAAATGTTATCACAAACGAAATAATTGATCCTGATGTAGTTTTAAATGCTTTATTGTTAATAGATCCCACTAACGGATCATGGAAAAATCATCATAGTCCACATTATGGAAAGATTACTTGGATATGTGTTTTGGCAAACAATATAGGTTTTCCAAAATCTGTAATAGCATTGTCAAAACTGATTTATAATATTCCGGGCCTTCTAGACAAATGTAATAGAGCATTTGCTCACAATTCATTGGCGAATAGCTGGACAAATGAGTCAACACTGTCTTCTCTTTAAATAATCCTCAATTAGATAATATAATAAATAGTTAATACTATTAATGTTTATATTGGATATTATAAAGGATCATGCTTTTATTTAAAGAATTTTTATTAGAATCTCAGGGTGCTAATAAGCACCTTGAACATTTAGAAGATGAAGTTTTAAACGGTGGATTTGATGGTGTAAAAAAAGCAATCACATATTTAAGTTCATTAGGATCAACACTAAAAGGGGATTCTTCTAAACAAATTAAAATAACAACTAAATGGGATGGGGCTCCTGCAGTTGTGGCCGGAATCGATCCTGAAACTGAAAAATTTTTTGTAGCCACTAAGCATGGTGCATTTTCAAAAGTACCCAAATTAAATTTTTCAAATGAAGACATTGAAAATAATCACGAGGGTGGGTTACAGGAAGTTTTAAAAGATTCTTTGAGATATCTTAAAGATATTGGAATGGATGGCGTTTATCAAGGGGATTTATTATACAGTCCACAAAAACCTACAACGATACAATCTATAGATGGAGAATCGCATATTGTTTTTACTCCAAACACTATAACATATGCGATTAAATTAAAAAGTGAATTAGGGAAAAAAATAAATGCTTCAAAATTAGGCATTGTTTGGCATACAAAATATACTGGTGAAGTAGTAAATCAAATGAATGCTACATTTGATGTAAATGTTGATAATTTTAAACAAACATCAAGTGTGTGGTTTAAAGATGCTGAATATGAAAAAATGGACGGAATAGCATCTTTTACTAAAGAAGAAACTGATTCATTTTTCAGTGTGCTTTCACTGGCTGGTAAGTTATTTAGAACTCTTGATAAGAAGTTACTTGACGGTATAAGAGATGATAAATATTTAAATACGCAAATTAAAGCATTTGCTAATTTTAAAATACGGCAGGGTAAACCCATTGGAAATGTTAATGCACATGTTATTGGATTGATTAAATATTTACAACATAAATTAACTAACGAGGTTGATAAATTAAAATCAGAAAAGGGCAAAGAAAATAGACGTAAAAAAAATGAAGACATTTTAAAATTTTTTACAGAAAATAAAAATGCTTTGAAAAACATGTTTCAAATGCAAAATGTTCTTATAGCCGCTAAAATGATAATAATTAAAAAATTACAAGATATTCAGCCCATGACAAAAACATTTATTCAAACCGATAATGGGTTTGAAATTACGAATCCGGAAGGATTTGTTGCAGTTACAATTGCTGATGGAGCAATAAAACTAATAGATAGATTAGAATTTTCAAGACAAAATTTTTTAGCACCAAAAACATTTGGGAGTAAAGCATAATGGAAGTATCAGAACAAAATCTCTTAAACAAATTAGGCGAATCTTATATGAAAATAGTATTGACTGAAGATGTTGATGCTCGATTAAAAAGATTAGCAAGAGAAGGTTTAATTAATCAAGATGAATATGCACTGTTTCTTAAAACAATGCAAGATTTAGAAGCCGATAAAAAGCCAAATCCAAAACAAAGAATGATGATTATACGGATTTTTGATAAGCTCCTTGGTCTAATTATGGGGGACAAGGTTGTGTATCAAAAGATATTGCAAACTGTTAAAAAGAGCAAAAAAAATAAAGAAAAAATTAAAGAAGATACTTTTAGATCAACTCATACAATAATTGTTCATGAAGGCATAGAATATTATGTGACTGCTGATAAAGAATTAATAGAAGTACCATCTTCATTTGAATAAATAATTCTATGAAGATTTATAAAAAGTTTTTAGTAGAAACAAAGCAAGAAAAGACGGCAATTGCAACTTTTGGGAGAATGAATCCTCCTTCTATAGGTCATGTTAAACTTGCAAAAAAGATTTTATCAGAGGCAAGAAAGCATAAAGCAGAACCTTATATTTGCTTGTCTCCTACTCAGAATGCTAAAAAGGATCCTTTGGGTCCAGAAAGAAAACTTTATTATGTTGAAAAAACGATAGGTCCACATATTCATATTGATGTTAAACCTACAGTTTTTGAAGCATTATCTGATTTGTATTCTAAAGGATTTAAAAAACTTGTATTTGTTGTTGGTAGTGATAGACTAAGTAAATTTTCAAAATGGATATCACAATATAATGGAGTAGAAGGAAAAGCTCATGGATTTTATGATTTTACAGATATTGATTTTGTAAGTTCAGGAGACCGTGATCCCGATGCTGAAGGTGCCGCTGGAATGTCTGCATCAAAATTAAGAGAGTTTGCAGTTTCTGGAGACATTGATAGTTTTAAAAAAGGTACGAAATTATCTGCTAAAGATACAAAGTCTATGTATAACGAAATTAGGAAGGCTATGAAACTTGAAACCATAAAAACGGAACAAATTAATTTGAAAGAAGCACTTCGCCCTGAAAAAGTACCCGCACATAAAATAAAAGAAGGTAGAGAATTTCCCAAAACACCAGCAGACAAGAAAGCTCATTTACATAAATTATTTAAAAAAGTGGCAGATGTAAAAAAACAAAGAGAAAAAGATTGGGGCGTTAGCATAGTAGATAAAACCCCTAAAGGATATGGCCCTGATGAAGAAGCCCCCCCTGGAAGAGAAATACAAGTAAAAACATTAAAAAAGAAAGTGGGTGCGGATAAAGCATATGCGTTTGCTTGGGCGCAACATAATAAACATGGATTGCCAGAGGGTACTGGATTACAAGTAAAAATGGCTTTAGATGATGCAGGAGTAAAGGGAGAGTTTAAAGATGGAAAAGTTAATGTTCATAAAAAACATGTAAAAAAAGCACATAAGGCTTTAAAGGGAAATGTTTATTATAAAGGAAAAACTCCTGATGTTGTGGGAGAAGATATAATTGATGAGGAAAAATTTTCGAATAAAATGATAGATAAACTGAAACAGCAATATGAGCCGTGGAGAGGGAAAAGAATTAGTTTGGGTAGAAATGTAGAATTAGAGAAAATAGTAAGACAACTTGCAAAAAATAAAGATGCATTGACACAACTTGTTAAAGCAGATATTCCTTTTATTTCTATGAATGCAAGACTAATTATGCATCAGGATCATGGTGTGCCTCTGAATAAATTTGAAGGAGTGGAAAATCCATATGCTAATTTGAAAAAAGGACCGTCTAGAGCAACGATTCATAAAATGTGGGCAAATAAACAACAAGAAAAGAAAAAGAAAATGATGAAGTCCAGTCATCCAGGATATAATGAAGAAATTATAATTGATGAAATGGGACATATTGTAAATATAAGTGAGGCTAAAGCACAGTTCACTATAGAAGAAAATTTAAAAAGGAAAGCAGAACAATCAGGCATTTCATTTAAAATTTTAGAAAAAGTGTATGATCGTGGAGTTAGTTCGTGGAAAACTGGTCATAAACCAGGAACTACTTCTCAAGAATGGGCAGAGTCAAGAGTTAATTCGTTTTTAACTGGCGGCAAAACCAGATTAATCGCGGATGAAGACTTATGGAATCAAGTTAATTCTAAACACAGAATAAAGGAAGAAATGGACACAGATCAGGCATTTAAAAAATGGTTGGCTATTAGTGAAGCAGATGTAGTTATAGACACTCCTCAGGGCAGATATGTAAAAGCAGGAAATGTTGCTTCTGCAAAAATAAAAGCAAAAAAATCATTTAGGGACCATAAAGACAAGATAAAAGTAACTAGTAGACTTGCCACGCCTTTAGATAAAAAATATCTTCAACACAAAGACGGAGAGGCATAAATGAAACCGAACCCACTTCATGAAAACTGGAAAACACTTGCGCCCGGTTTATTCACAGAACCCGAAAACGATTTAATATATAAAGAATTTTTAAAATTGAAAGAGCAAGGAGATGTCCATCATCATCATTATGCTAAAGACGATAATCCTGATGATAAAAAAAAACGTGAAAAAGATGCTACTGCAAACGTCAAGAAAAAATCTAATAAATCAAACAATGATGATGAAACGCCAGCACAGAGTCGTAGTGAAAAAAAGAAAAAATTGGATCCTGTTGGCAAAGAAGATGGAGATATAGATAACGATGGAGATATAGATAATAGCGATAAATTTCTTGCAAAAAAAAGAAAAGCAATTAATAAGTCAATTAAATCTCGACAAAATACAAAATCTGAAAAAAGTATAAAATTATCGGGTAAAAAAGAAAAAATTGAAATTTACAAAGGAATTGAAGAAAATAAGAAACGATATACTAAAGATATTTTTGCTTTCGGTCAAAAAATTAAAAATCGACAAAGTGTTTTCGAATGCAGAAAAATAAATAAAAATTATGATGCAAATATCGAAAAGAAAACCGTTGACCTCAATGAAGGTGGAGATCAAATTTGGTTCAAAGGAATTAAAATGACTTTTGATGAATATTCTTTGATTTTTGCAACAATGTATGTTCCTGGCTCAAGAGTATTGCCAACAGAAGTTGCACCAGACAATTCCAAATATGGATCATTGTTGAAGAAATTGCCACGAAAAGATCAAAATTGGGTAGTATCATTACTCAAAGATTACATGAAACGTGGTGGGGTAGTTCATAAAGATGTTGTTAAGAATTTTGTTTTGAAAGAAGAAGTTGAACTTAATGAAGCACTTAAACCAAAAGATAAAGATGTCATACAGGCGTTTTATGATAAAGAAAGTTTGGAAGGTAGATTACTCTCCACTGATGGTAAGACATTAGAAAAACTTGGTATGGGTGGTCAAACAATCGCAGTGTGGAAAAACAATAAGATTGTAGTTACTGCTGTGAGCGATGTCAAATCAACAGATGAAATACTTAGATATATGAAAAAATCTATACCAAAACTCAATTTTGATAAAAAAAGTTGGCAAGAGTTTTTCGAGGAAGTTGAACTTGATGAAAGGCATGGAGGATGGAAGCCCGGCCCATATAACATTATTAATGTAACGACAGGAGAAATTCTTCAGGTAGTTAAAACTGGTACAGGAGCCAAAAGAATTGCAGATAAAATTAATTTTTCGCCCAAGACTCCCGATGATCAGATGGTGGGAGTATATCACGTGGACGCTAGAAATGATACGACAACTATAAGATGGTGGAAAAAGGAAAATGGAAAAAAAGTATATTATGGCGATTTAAAATCAGTCAACTGGTCTAAAATTAAACCGGGCGCTAAATCTGAAGAAGTTGAAATGAAAGAATACTCTTATGCACCGTGGTTGGATGATGAAGCTAGAGAGGTTGAAGGACGGCCATGGAAAAAGAAGTCTACTAAGGATAGAACTAAGTGGTTGGCTCAGATAAAAAAGAAGGCTGATAAAGAAGGTATAGATCAAGAAGAGTTGGATAGTGTACTTAGTCATTATGGACTGACGAAATTTGATAATGAAAGAATATACGATGAAGCTCAGAAAGTTAAACCTAAGTGGAAAAGAATGTCTACTTCAGAAAGAACTAGATGGGTAGATAAAATGCACGATCTTGCAGGTAAAGCTAAAACAAGTGATGCTGATGTTGAATCAATTCTTGACGACGCTGGACTGAAAATAAAAGAATCGGTCGAAGAAGCATCTGGTGACAAGGAAGCTTATCAAAAGTTTTTCAACGGCGCACTAAAGAAATTTGGTGTAAAGAGTCCATCACAACTCAAAGGTGACAAGAAAAAAGAATTTTTTG